CCTAGAATAGCTGCACTACGTCGTAAGTTTCGAGATCAAATAGAAGAAGATGCTTCAGACAGGATATGGTCATTACTAGGTAGTGCCACCCATAAAGTAGTTGAGTCTGCCATAGAAGAAGATGGCGGAGAAACGCTAGTAAGTGAACATAGAATGTTTGCAGAGCTAGATGGAGTTACTCTTTCAGGGCAAGCAGACGTATACGACAGGGAAACCAAGACCATATATGATCTTAAGACCGCGTCAGTGTGGGAGATTATAAATGGTGTACGCATAGAAAGAGAACAACAGCTCAATATCTATGGTTGGTTAGGACGCCAGGAAGGCTGGGAAGTTGAGCATGTTGCAGCCGTTTTTATCCTACGAGACTGGAGTAAAACAAAAGCACTCAATGAACAAAACTATCCAGCATCACAAGTCGTTGAATATAAGATACGCATGTGGACTGATGAACGAGTAGAAGAATTTTTGCGTAGTCGTATTCAGATGCACGAACAGGCAAAAGAACAGCTTCCATTCTGTACATCAGAAGATAAATGGACACGACCTACAAAATTTGCAGTTATGGGTAATGGGAGGAAGTCAGCATTTCGATTACTTGATTCTATGCAAGATGCACAATCTTGGATGAAGTCTAACAAAAAGGGAAATAGTATAGTTGAACGGCCAGGAGAAGATATACGATGTGAATCTTACTGCTCGGTACAACCATTCTGCTCTCAATATAAAGCGTCTAAGATAAGGGAGTAGTTGACATGAAAAATATTATTACATACTCTAAAAAAAGAATAGGTGGTTATTTCTCTTTCCCTCTATTCGACCTCTCAAAAAGACCTGTAAGGATTATTCCTTTCTCCTTAACAGCGTCACCTAATTGGGGTACTGCGTTTCGTCCTCCTGTGAGACGCAGTATCCCTCCTTTTTTGCTCATAGCCATTGTAAGCCTCGTATGGGCGTTTTTTCCGCAAAGTAATGCTGAGGCACGTTCAAACATGCCAGAATACATGCAAGAACGGTACATTTTGTTCCAAGAAGCGTACTTAAATAGTCCGTGGCCGAGCTACATGTACCATAAAGTAGAGTCAGTTGCATTTTGCGAGTCAAGTTTGCGATGGTATGCCACTGGTGATCAAGGTAGGGCTTTAGGTTACATGCAAATCCGCAAAGATTACCACCCAAGATTAGATAATACATTCAGTTTATATAATGGAAAGGACAATTTGACTGCTGCTTATATTATTTACTTAGAAGCTGGAAGGAGCTGGAGACCGTGGAGTTGTAAACCATGAATGAAGTACCTATTGTAATTGAAAATGGATGCTATACACATCGACAGACAGAAGAAGATGTCGCAGATTCTTGGATGAAGTTTAGCCTATTACCAGAATTGAATACCTGTGCTTGTTGTGCTGGAGCTGTATTACCACAATATGTAGCTTGTACGTATTGCTGGGATTAGCAACACTTGTTGCGCGAGCAACAAGAACGAAGAAAGATTTTTAAAAATAGATATTACTAGGAGGTAATAAATGATGAGAATAAAGCCAGAAGTTCTGGCTCTACGTAAACAAGATTTAGAAAGAAATCGTCCACAAGTAGGCCCATATCAAGCAGTGACTCACTGTATTGACCGACTGGAGGAGTGGATAGATATTTACGATGAATTTGATACAGAGATTTGCCCAAGAGTAACCTACGAAGAATTGTTAGGTGCTCTATTACATGCTCGCGATGTCATCGAAAGTCATATAGAGTGCGTGGAGCTGTAAACCATGATGATATTAGGAATTGATCCCGGTGTGTACGGTGGAATGGCTTTCGTACACCACGACAAAGACACATCCCCTATAGTATTCCGTATGCCTATGGATGGTACAGGCAGACACGGCTATGACTTGCCATCAATAATGGATATCATCTTTGACCTGTTACCTGATGTGTTAGTCATAGAAAAAGTAACAAGACCTGCATCTCTAGTGAGGTGTATGGGTCTGTTCGAGGGTATAGGTGCAGCTTTGGAATTAGAAACGCACACTGTTCGACCACAAGAGTGGAAGAAATACTATGGTCTTACAAAGAATAAACAAGAATCTATTGATCTAGCCCTTGAACATTTCCCATCTTTAGACACAGAGATAACTAAAATATCAGACGATGGTCTAGCAGAAGCTGTCCTTATTGCTGAGTATGGATATGTTATTGGTGACTAAGACTATGTTATACCTCAACGTTCATCTCAATAGTAGGCACACCGCCTCGCTCTTGACCTAGCAATTTCCTATATGTTGGACGTATCCACAGTTTGATTACACCAAGAGCTAACGGGTTCATCATTGCAGCTTCAGGGTACAACCCTCCCGGTCTGCCATCTCTCTTTACACCTTCAACAAATCCCTTTAAAAATGAACCAGTACATGCAATAATCATTTCTTTGTTCTTAAGATAGCCAACTGTAGTGTTGAACTGTGCATACATGCGTGCAAGTTTACCTGCTACTGCTTTATGATGATGGCCTAACAAATAGATATCCGCGTCAAAGCCTCTCACAACGTGCTCTAGCTGGTTCAATGGACTGGATAGTAGTTTACCCCCACTTCGACCATGATGCGCCCATATGAGAACCTTAGGCCTTCCGTGAGATTTATTGTTTGGTTTGAATGTGAGATTAATGTAGGCACATGTACCTAAGAATGGAGCCTTTAGAAAATTAGCCATCCGCTGGTCGGTAGTTGTGCCGTCTTGGTGTATGTGAAAGTGATGACCTTCCAGCAGTCCGAGCCATCTACCAACAGTAGGTTTTAAGATTTTCTGAAGTTCTTCTTCGAGTTCTTCGGCTTTCGCATCAATCGCATCAACAACACTATCGTAAAAACCAGACTCCCTAAGTTTCTTACGATTCGACGGTGATTCCATATCGATGAAGTCACCCATCCCAATATACCACGCATTATTCTTTACTCCGTATGCTACAACTTCTTTGAGGCGTTCCAGATCAACAACATCTCTCTGTTGCTGTATCTGTATATCGCCAATAGGGATAACAAGAGTCTCTTTCCACGGCAAAGGCTTGTTGGTTAGATGCTCAACTGACGACAATTCCATTTGGGGGCCTCACTAACTACAGCCTGTCGTTACCCCACATTCTTGACAGGTGCTACACGTACCGGTCTTAATCATTCTCACACCAAAACACTGATCACAAAACTCACCAGTGTACCCCTGCTGTACAGCTTGGTTCATTATGTCTAGTTTAGATGATATCACAGGTTTTTCTTCTACAACAGGCATAGCAGCTAGGCTATCCTGATGCATTTGTAACCGTACTGGCATCAGTAATTCTCGTACTACTTTAAACTCTGGGTATTGATCGTTTGCTCCACGTGTTTCTGCTGCGTAGAGTAGTTGTGCTGTTGCTAATTTCTCATCTAATAACTCAAGATCCACTGTTGTTTGCCTTGTCTCTAATCATCCTGTAGATAGCCAATGCACCTGCGCTCACTATTGGAGCAGAGGCAGCCGGTATACCAAAGTCACCTGCATTTTCAGCTAAAGATATTAGAGCAGCAGATACTGCAATTATTATTAAATCACGCAAACCTTTATGCAATGTTCGTGGCATTACTTTCTCCTCGGAATTTGTATTTGATGTATTTCATATCCACCTTCATAGCGGATTGGGGTTGATGGACTGCTTAACCAAGCATTGGTCCAAGCTGCAAAGTCTCCTTTCTTTATAGGTTCAGGTACGAGCTTTTCTTTTGCTGCACCAAGTAACATTTCTTTATCCCAATTATCACCGGGATCATCAGGTCGTGTCATAGGACTAATATCACAATGCCCTATTAGATTTTCTTCATGGATAATTATATTGTGCTGTTCAGTAAGCCACTTGAGTATTGATATACAGCTATTGTGTTGTGCCAGTGTCCAGTTCTTACCGGTGAATCCCTCTGCTCCTATACCTATAGTATGTGAATTAGGGTTTACACCGCGATATCCAGTCCACGGCACACCAACGGAAGGGTTTGTTGTAGCATCTACGCGCCCTGCGTGCCACGCTGCTTGGTTTACTGGTACATACTGGGTAATAGTTCCATCTTTGTCTATTACGAAGTGATAACTAGCTTGGTGGACTACTTCTTTTTCGCTCGCCCACTCATCCATAGTTGTGCGCCAGCCTTCAATACTGTGACAGACCACCGTGTCAGCTTCAATGCTACCGTAGCCACCGTAAGCCCCAGTAGGAACACGTCTACAATCAGGCATCCAATTAGTTGCTGCCATGTCGAATCCTTATCTTTGATCCCAAAAACCATATACTAACATCCCTGCTGTAAGTGCCATTGAGTACAATCTACCTGCCCATGTGCTGTGAGATTTTTCAATCTGTTCAATGTGTTCTTCGGAGTCTGTGACTCTTTCATCTAAACGTGCTACGGCTTGAATTAATCCTTCGCGACCATTGCCGAAGATGCCGTTCTCTATTCTTTCTAAACGTCGATCTATGTCTGTGAGAATGGGATCGGACATGATCTACCTTCCATTCAACAAGTACAAGTATCACAACAGCCATCGCAAGGACAGTTGAAGCGTCTATTGGTTATCCTCAATCCAAGTTTTAAGTGCATCTTCATCTCCTTTAACTTTTTCATATTCGTCTGTTGCTTCTTGTAATGCTGCTTCCAATAATGGAACATCATCTTCACACTGTTTCAAATCTTTCTTTTGTTGTTCAAGATTATCCTGTAAGACTTTTATATTATCATTCAACCTAGTGATATCATCGGCGACGTCTGCTTCAGTAAAGTCTTTAGCTTCTATTCCGGCACGTAAGCCACCAATCTCTGCACGTTTCTGTGAAATGTATTGAGTAGTGTTAATAATTTGACTGCCGTATTGTTCTACTTGGTAGTTGTTATATTGAAATGCTCGTTGAGCATCAAAGAATTTAGAAGGGCGAGTGAGTCCTTGAGCACCATCCATCTGCTCCCAGCCACCGCTTTGATCCCAACGTACGATATCGCCCATTAGTCTGCTCCTCCCCATAACACTGCGTTCATAACTATAACCCCTGAAGATGGTGTAAACAGTATAGATGTAATTTGATTACCACCGCTACTGCCTGACCATGCTATTGTTGAAGTGCTTGCTGCTAGATCATTGAGGTCAGTCCAGCAAACATTACGGTTATACATCATAGCGTATGAAGAATCTCGCATGTTACTTTTCACCCATAGCTCACCACTTGCACCATCACCTGCGATAGGCTTACCAGTACCTGCAAATATATAAGATGCAGCGGTTTCATCGACATCCCATAGTAAGTTAGAAGAACTACCACCAGCAGAGGTAGAATTTCCATAGTCAAAAAACTGTATACCCTGTTTGTAATTTGAACCATCAGCATTTAGTGTGACTTGCATATTCTGATCGCCAGTTATAGATCCACCTGCGTAATAAGTATATTGAATACAGAAAACAGTACAGCCATTCATGTTAGATGAATTGAAGTTTACAGATGATGCAGTAGAAGCAACCCTTGCAAGGACACGCATGTTTCCACTAATCATTAGCGTACCCCCCATAACTGTGCACTGAAGTTATCGAAGTCATCTGCATTTGCAAACCGTACTACTGTCATTGGCTGTGTAAGATGATCAAACATTCCAGCTACTAAAGTAGGTTTCATATAGTCGTCAGCATCCCCATAGTCACCACCAGAAAATCCAATCAGATGACCTTCACTTGTACCTAAAGGTTTTGCATATAAGAAAGAACCTGTAGCACCCCATCCATCAGTAGGCAATACACCCTGTATTAATTGAAGTGTGTTACCAGAGCCAGTTGCTTTAGCACTATCCCCAATACCATACATGTGAGTGTAATAATGATTACTATCAGTTCCAGTAGTGTTCAGTGATACTTCCATTTGAACTGCCGAACCATCACCATTTTGTATATACCACTGACAGTAAACAAAAGTATAGTCTGCTACATTTACTACAATTTCAGAAGGTTTATTTGGTGTTCCAGAATCTACACGTACTGCACTAATAAGTTCAAAGCCAGATACTTTATGGGATAAAGGCCCAGAAATTGCACCTAGCTGTGAGTAACCCATTAGTCACCATACCCATACCTATTACCAAGAATGGCAACTGTAGTGCCTACTGCAAAACTTCCACCAGTAGCTTTGATTTTCAGATCATCATACTTCGTTGCTACTCCGCCATTATGGAACTTACCAGCACCCCATTGAGCATATAAAGTATTATCATTATTAACACTTGCATACCCAGTAAACATATTTCCGTAAAAATCAGCAGTAGACCCATGTACACCAGAGTGAATGACATCTATTAAACAACTATCGCTACTATACAAATGCCCTACTCTATGCCCTGCTAATGAAGTAGTATACGTACCACTCCAAAAGCTAGTACCAGTACCAGAGTTATGTGTAACAGTATCTATTGCCCATGAAAGATAATCAGATGTAGTAGCTTCACTATCCCACTCAAATAAAATATCAGACTCAGTGCTATCGTTTTTAAAATACCCAAAGATTCTCATGTGAGTATATATATTTTCATTCGGTGTAGCCTCGAAACTTCCTATGGCAGAGAATGTAATTGCAGCAGTAGCAGATGTTAGTGTTGTTTTGGCAATAAGCTCCCAGCCCTCCCATCCATTACCCACATTAGAAGCATTGGAAAGAGATTGAGTAACCATAGGGTTACGCATATCTGCTTTAAGTCTAGCCATTAGGCAGTGCTCGCTCGAATCACATCGCCAAAGATGTTTATCTTAGCTGTTGTTCCAGCAAAGGCTTTGACTATCAAGGCTGTAGATGAATTACCTTTGATTAGTAAACCTTCAACTACCTTTACTAACCCAGCTTCAGGCGGTATCGTTACTTCGATATGATCTCCTGCTGCTGTTGTACCACCCCATTCGATAGTCAACTTGATAGCAGATGTATCAATGTTCGTCGCATATAAGTTTATTGTGTCGTAGTGTGCTGCTGTTGAGCTACCGGTGTGGATTGTTGTACCAGCACTGGAAGTAGCAGTAACGCTAATCCCTCGGCCATCTGTAGAGCCAGAGAGTTTCATAATTTCAAATGTATCTTGTGCAGCCATCTCTGACTCCTATCTTTACTTTAGAAAACTTAGTGTGTTTTCAGGTACTAATTTAAAAAGCTCAGTTCTTGCCTCATGGACATCACTGTATTCTTGCGGAAGGTCACGTAACTTTTGCCTATATTGTGTTGCTTCACTCTGTTGATCACTTGTCAACGGACTGTCAGGTAAAACAGTCCAGTCTGTAGCTGCAAGAAAGGCATTGCGTTCTGAGCGTAATTGAGTTTCAAATCTTTGTGGATTAACCTGACTTTTTTCATAAAACTTTTCAGAAGGTTCTATTAATTCACGCTGAACTACACCATGCTCATTAGTAAATTCACGGTATTTACCGTTCTCATTTACATATTCTCGGTATTCAATAGCCATCAAAAATCTCCTAACTCTGGGTGTACCCCTCAACGTAAAAAGCGTTATATCCAGAATTGACTTCTACAGTTCGACCTGATGCAGCTATCTCCATACTGTAAGCTGTGATCCCAGTATCAGATGTTAATGATCCATCATATACCCAATAATATTTTTCAAATAAACCTGTAGTACCGGGGCCTGCAGTCTGATCAAACCGTGACCAAATTTCATTCCAGCCAACAATCGATGCCCTGTTTGTAGTAGCCTTACCTTCAGCAAGAAAGTAAACTTGGAAGTGACCAAATCCTGTAAAGACGCTTCTACTTGTATCAACTTTACTATCCGCACTTCCCGCCGCACCTTGATATGCAGTAGAGCCAATTTGCGAATGTTGATTGTTATAATAAGAACTACCAGATAAACCATTGACAGTAATATTGTGCCAAGATGCAGAGCCATCATCCTTCTCAGGAACGGTATACCAGCCACGAATTGATCTGTAATTAGATAGCGATGATATATCTATGATAGTAGCTGAACCAGAACTTACTGTACCCTTAGCTATTTCTGCCCAGTTACCACCAGCAGTAGCCCAAGTAGGATTAGACGTAGTACCTGCACTCTTTAAGTATGTACCGCTGGCCCCAATTGCAAGCTCAGTTAATACCCCTGAACTATTAGTGAAAAGTACCTTGTCGTTACCGCCTTTAAGGTCTGTCAGATTACCAAATGTAGGAGCCGAGCTAGTGCCGTTACCTACTAAGGTAGTACCGTCTGCTCCCAATGCTAACTCAGTAACGGTTCCTGACCCATTTGTATAGAGTGCTTTCCAGTTATTACCACTTAGATCAGTTACAGTAGTAGTACCGCCAGCTGATGGATTGAATATATTACTCATGTTATTCCTATCTAAATCTCTGCATTGCTGCCATACCAATTACACTAAGTTGTGTTCCAGTAGTTACAACATCTCTACCACTGCCATTACCAACTGTTAGTTTGTTGCTGCTAGTGTTATATACCATTGAACCTGCTGCAGTTTGTGAAGGGCTAGATGCTCCCGGTGCAGTTAGTACCGCAACAGTTAGACTGCCACCTACTGTTACATTACCGTCAGCATCAATCTTGAATATTTCACTGTTGTCTGAATCTTTAACTGTGAGCTTTCTACTTGTACTATTACCGCCAAGTACTACTGTAAAGTCTGCACCTGTAGTTGTTCGTAAAAGATAGGTAACAGTCTTACCAGCACCACCTTCTAAGTGTTCTTTGAACTGATTTATATTAGCAGCTTGTACTTCGTTTCCTGCTGTTACACTTGATAAAGCCATAGTTACCTACCTATGCGTATACTTTGCCTACATTATAAGCGTCTTTATTGTAAATAGCTACATCACCTGATGTGGTGTCAGCTATTTCATAGAACAATACGTCGAATACCTCTAAGTCACCGTCGGACATAGGCTGCATGACGCGACCATTGACATTAATAATTCGCCCTACATACGTTCTATCGCCACGTCTATCGTAAAGAGTTACTCTTTTCTGTACACCGCCAAATAAGAATGTTTCCAAGTAATTTCCGGACATACTAGCCCTGCCACCGCCCGATAAAACAACGCCACTATTTACGGTTACTGAAAATGTCCAGCTCTTTCTTCGTGGAGGGTTGAGAATAGTATTGAGAACTACTGAATTTACCACAGGTCCAGCAGTTTCTGAACCAGTAGTCATTTGAACATTATATCTAATCTGATTGAACTCAATCTCTGTAGTAAATGTTGCAGAAGTTTCGCCATCGGTATCCGCAGTAGCTATTGTCTCAGGAGAAGCCTCATCTATTTCGTATCGCAGCACCGCAGTAGCAGCAGCAGTCATACGTGCCCCTAATATACGACCTGCACTTAGGAACTTCTTAAATAACTTTGCTCCTACGTTTATCTTAGGACCTACAATGACACCTGTATTCGTAGAGTATAGGTAGTTTTCGTCATCTTCAGGGCGCATACCTGCGCGTGGATTGATGTAACTGCCTATTGTACTGCCGTATCCAGCTAAAACAGATGGATTACTATCTGCTATAGCTCCTGCACCAGTGACAAGTAACGCATTACAATCGTTAGAACCCTGATAATTCCATGTATGTACAGTTTTGTATGGGTTTAGTTTTATGAGGTATGTGTTGCCAGTTGCATTTTTTTGTGCCAAATAGATCCAGTCTGAATCTCCGGCAAGAGCCGTAATAGATCCATTAAGTTCGGAGTTCCCAAGCATTGCATTTGTAGGGTAAAGCATATTGAATGATTCATTATAAGGATCTATCTGCATCAACCTATCGCCATATGGTACATAGATAAAACCATCTACCCATAGCAACGGATTCTTTCCATTACTGTCGCGTAGCATCAAACGACCGCCAGTCCAAAAGTCGTTCACATTTGTACCGTCGAAAAACCAGATACCTTCTTTTTTGAATATCCAAATCTTATCATCAGCCGTAAGTAATCCTGTTACTGATTCAGAAGTATGCCCTACCGGGACAGCAGCAGACCATGTACTACCGCTACCGTCAGGAGCAGTAGCAGACTTTATATTACCTGAGCTATCTATTTTCCAGAATTGGGGAGTAGTAGATGTGCGCCCTCTTGCAGTAAAGAACACTGCATTGTCATCTGTAGCTGCAGATGTAGCCCAAGTAGTGCCGTCAGAAGATATTGCATAGTCAAAATCATCTCCTGCAGGTGCGTATAACTTGCCATTGAACTCACGTACAGGGCCAGTAAAAGCTTCTCCTGTACCTAAATCGGCTACTGAATCAAACTGATCGTTACTGGTGTCGTACTTATACAGATACCTACCTGCACATACATATGTTCCTAAAGAGTTTTCTGCCATGAAAGTAGGGGCTGCATCAATAGTTGTAGAACTAGCTTTTGTTTTATAGAGCTGATTGAAGGCGGGGCTAAGGTATAATCTATCTCCATACGAAGCATCTACATATTGTGAATAGTTATATCCTACTGACGTAGATGTAAGTGTAGATAGTTCATCTACTCCACATCCACCTGACCAGTTGTCAAATCCTAATGGTACATCTACTTCTGCTGGTACTTGCTGGTAGTCGAATGTACCTGATGTACGACGTTCTTCAGCTAGTAATGGTTGTAAACCCCTAGACCAAGCTAAACCCATTTCTGACTGAGCAAGCCGAAAGCCTACCTTGACATCATCATACTCAAGATACACATCGTAAGTGCTTCGATCTCTGGGACTTGCTGGTGTCATACCTTAAATGGTCCTTGTATCTTACTACCGGCTAACATTCTAAATGGGAATTTAGTTTCATAGTCAGCAGACCTTCCCTGAATGATAGAAAGTTTTGCGCTTATTTCTTCAGGCATATCAGAATATATACCTTCTCGTTCAAAGAGAATTTGAGTTGCGTGTGCATAGAGAATCATCGCAGCAGGCTCGTCTACTTCCATAGTATTCGTAACCTGCGATGCTCTGGTAGTTCCTAATGCAGATATAGGAGATCTACCTACCAACCGAATCTGACGACGAGCTTGCGGAACATTGTCAAACATTATTCGTTGAGTAGTATCGTCACGTCTTACTCTAGCGTTAGCTTCGATTGGATATATGGATCTTACACGACCAGCATCACCGAAGTAAAGCCATCCGCGATCAACAAATCCTGTAAATGTTGTACTGTTATTTGCAACTTCTATTCGTGCTGTTAAAAGTGATGAACTATTCCCTACTATATTCTTTTCTACTGTTAGTAATTCCCAGCCAGCACCACCATGATAGCTACTACTGGTAGTTCCACTGTCATCTATAAGTTGTATTCGTATTTTGTCTGACACACGACTGTATACCCATGCAGCAAACGTCATCTTCTGACCTGCTGCACCTGCTGCCGTAATATCGTTATTCATATTCGCTACTACTTGGGAGTATGTACCTGCTGTTGATGCAGCTACTACTAGTTTTGTGCAGCTATTGTCGTATTTAGGTATAAGTTTATTGGAGTTTTCCTGCGTTACTATACTCGCAGTAACCGACGAAGCTGCCCAATTAGACGTGGAATCGAAGTCTGGATCTGAGAGAAAATTCCACCCGTCGTGGGTTCCGAGGGGGTATTCGATAAAGGCAAAGACTGGTCCTTTCCTAATAGCAGACGGTATATCAAATTCACGACTATACCCATCTCCTGTAATTGTTTCATCAAAAACTAACTTAGCTATCTCAGGATACGCACGTAATCGTGCCTCATCTAAAGCAGTAAACTTCCTTGATGGTTCATATCTATGGATCTCAAAAGCATCACCATCTTGAGGTACTGCCGGAAATGCCGGGTCTACGGTAAGAGTTCCGGATGCTGACGCAAATGATTTTACTCTACGTATATGATACTGATTAGTACCAGATTGAGTTATACGCACATAGTAATCACGAAAATAATCTTCCCCGAATGCACTAAGATGAGTTTTGACCACAGTCGTACCATCTGTACTTGTTGCGGAAGTTACATTATCGTAGTCATCTCC